TTACAGTTTTTCTATATCTTCTTTCAATTTTTCTTTTACTCCCTTTGTCACATGCAAATAAATCTTTTCAGTGATATCACTATTTTCGTGCCCAACGCGATCCTGAATAGCATACAGAGGAGTTCCTAGTTCCGCTAATTTTGAAATATGGGTATGTCTAAAAATATGTGAACTAAGTTTTTTATCAATCTTCATGTCAGCTTTATGATTTCTCAAATAGGTGTTAATTGCTGTTAGTTGGAAAGGAGTTCCTTTCGTTGTTTGAAATAGAAATTGACCATTCGGATTTAATTCTAGAAGCTCATTGTAAATAGCTATCGCTTTTTTTGGTAAATCAATTTCTCGCATTCCAGCAGCAGTTTTTGTAGAATCAGATTTTTTCATATCAGCTATTGAACGTTCTCTATACATCATCGTCCCATTTATAACTACTGATGCATTATTATTGGTAATGTGTACATCGTCTTTACTTAATGCGATTGCTTCTCCAGGCCTCATTCCAGTCAAATATAGCCACTGGAAAAGGAGAGAATATCTTTTATTGTGTGAAGTTGTGAAATTTACTAGTCTTTTATATTCATCATCTTCTAAAAACTTATCTTTAATTTTTATCGTTTTTGACTCTCGTTTATAATCAATAACTACTTCGTTGATAGGATTTTTTTCTACATAGCCTTTTTTCATAGCGTATGAAAAAAGAAGATTCAATTTGGATTTAATTACACTGACGTACTTATTTGACAAGTCATCTTTATATATCATATCTTCAAAAATATTATTTAAATCTACTGTATTAATACCAGAAACGATGTAAGTCTCAGGTATCTTTTTCTTTATAGTGTTTAAGATATTATTCGTAGGATAATATGTAGACTCCTTAACTTGTCTTTTGTAAATAACTAACCATTCTTCGACAAGCTCATGAAATGTTAGATCAGGCTTCTGAAGTGTTTTTTCGTTTAATTTTATATCAATTTTTTTATTTAACTCTAGCAATGCCACTTTCTGAGTTTCTCGAGATTTATTTTTATAAGTAATGCTCACTTTTTTTCTTTTTCTAGTTTTTGGATCAATATATCGCTCATTATATTTATATACTTTTTTTCCGTTTTTATCAGTTTTGGTTTCAATCCACATTGTTTTCATCTCCTATTTGTTGCTATAATAGGAATGGATAAGTAAGCCAATTATAGCAGGTTTATTTTTCATCACGTCCACAAACTTTGGCGAGGGAGGGGGCGTGTTTTTTTGTTTAGTAGCTACCTTTCCATGAAGTATCTGCGAAGAACACTTCAAATGTTGTTCCATCATTTTTCACTTCAAAATATGCTGTTCCTTGTGCGGATTTACCCGGTTGGATGGTTTCCGAAAAGTAATCTCTACTAGCTAAATCAGATTTAATATCTGATGAATCATAAAATTCTAAATAACTTGAACTTGCATCAAAAGGTGTAGTCCCTGTGTTTTCTACAAGAAAATCTACCTTTGCGTAAAATAGGCCTTCTGGTTTATAGAAATCATCACCGTAATCTTTTGATACAGACTGGACAGTTACGTTAATAGAGTTACCATTTTCAGAAGTAAAAGGAACTGCTTCTCCTATACTATGTGCAACTGATGCCGTCTGGGGTTCTGAAGACGAAGTTGTAGTTGTAGTTGTAGTAGAGCTTGAATCTTTGGATTTTCCATCTTTATCTAAGAAAGTTCGTTGATTATAATATACAACCTGTTCAGTTTTTGGACTAACCCAAATTAACATTGTTTCATCATCAGAATCAGTTGAATAAGTATATTGGAGCATCTCTAATTTTTTTATATCTTTTGCACTATTTCCATGTTCAATTAATTCAGAGTGCTCTTTATAATAATCTCCTTGTGCATCCTTTGAAATAGATACAATTAATTCATCCCGTGTGATAGCATTGTCTAATTCTTTGTAAACAAAATCATTTGTCCATTTACGTAACGGTGAACCAAGTGTCTGATAAACTTGAGTTAAATCATCACCAACTTTTATTTTATGAACGTCTGATGAAGTTAGTTTTTTTGTTTCATATTCAGATGTTGATGAAACAGTATTTTCTTTAGTGCTAGCAGAATTAGGACTAGTGGAGCATCCGCTTAATACCAAGCCTAAAAAAAGCAACCCAAAAACAATTTTTTTCATTTTTAATTCCTCACTTCTATGATATGATTTTTTTGTAGGATCTTAGAAATAAGGTTTTTAGTCCGTGTTGCAGCACGGACTTTTTTTACATTATATAAGAAAGCGATAAGCGCTTTCTGGAAGTCCGTAAAGATTCTTTAATTCCTCAATTCGTTTAGGATATTGATCATTGTCTTCTTTGTATAGAGAAACAATGAGATTAGCAGCAAAGCAATTAGCTTCGCTTTCAGATTTGCTTCTAGATGTTCTTGTTGATACATAGTAACTGGATAAGCCACGATGAAAAATAGCGTGACCTAATTCGTGAGCGCAAATGTAGAATCTTTCCTCAGAGTCTCTCAGTTCATCATTTAAGAAGATTATTGCACGACCTCTAATTTCTTGAAACTGTCCTTTGGGATTCTCGATAAAAGGAACGTATTGAATTTTAATGCCCATCTTTTCACAAATATAAAAAGGATTAGCGGACTGGTATTTCCGCTTCAACTCCTCGACTAAATTAATCGTATCCATCTCCATAAGCTCACATCTTTTTGCCTTTTTCTTTGTCTTCTTTCACAATATCCCAGAAGGTTCCAATAAGGATATCTTTTACGCGTTGGACCTGTTCAGGCGTCAGTGTTTCTCCGCCATAAGACATATTGACATTTGAATCTAGTAATTTATCAAGTTCAACTACTTCATCTTTTGTTGCCCAGTCAGGAACTTGGTTTCTACCGAGTAAATAATCAGTAGTTACATTAAAATAATCTGCTACAAGTTGTAGTCTTTTAGTACTAGGAGTTCTATTTTTCCATTGATAAATCGTGTTTTTAGGTATATTTAATTCTTCTTCCAATTGAGTTATACTTATGCCTCTTTTATGAGCTAATTCCTTTATTCTATCTAGTAAATTCATTTTCGCACCTCACAAGCTACGAAAACACTAATAAAAAAATTAGTTAAAGGTGTTGACAACTAATAAAAGTGTTAGTATACTGTTTTCGTAAGCTAAAATATTAGCTAAAAAGACTTGATAACTAATAAACACTTCACGGTCGGCAAACTCTGAAATGTAAATTACTAGGCATTTCTGTGTCTTATTTAGCTATGTCTATATACTAATAAAAATATTAGTTATTGTCAACGAATATTAGCTAATTTTTTAGCTTACAGATTATTTTTTTAGAAAGGAGCTATTTTTATGTCTGAGAATTTAGACTTAAAAATTCGAGCGGAGATGAGAAAAAGAAGAATGACTTTCAAAGAACTAGCTGCGCTTATCGGTATTTCAGGAGCTTATTTATCAGATATTCTAAACGGCAATCGTGATGGAAAGAAAGCACAACAGCATATCGAAACAGTGAAAAAAATATTGGACATCCGATAGGGGGGTAGGCGATGACAAAACTAAAAAAACAAGATTTTGTAAAAAAATACAATTATTCTCCATCTACTTATCAACGTCGAATGTCGGAACTAAAAAATACAGCAATTTTCTCAGCGGCGTATGAACGGGTCACAGGACAAGAAGTTTGGATCAATACAGAATTATACGATAAATTTTTGTCTTTCAAATCCTATAACAGGTTACGCACAAGAAAGGTAACACCTAAAGAATTTATCGAGAAGCATTTAGTTGATTTATAAAAAACAGAACATTTTGAGAGGTGAAGGTTAATGGGTAAATTCAACAGAGCATTGGTATTCAGCGCACCGCTAATCATCTACGCTTTAGGACTTTGGGGAAGCAGGCAAGCGTTGATAGGAACGATTGTTTACATGGTTTGGATTTTTATGGGGCTTGATGAAGCTGAAGCTGAGTACAGAGCGAAAAAGCCAACCGAGGGGGCTGACTAAAAATGAATAGAAAAGAGAAACTAGAATGTATATTACTATTACTCAGTTTAATTCTTTCACTAATTTCTCTATTGGGAAGTTTGTATTTTTGATATCAACAATTTTGTGGATTTGGGTTCTATTTAGAGTAAATATCATTTTTGTTTGGTGATTAAGGAGTTTATTAAAATTAATTTTCCCTACTTCAAATGCAAGGTAACAAGATATAGCACTTTTAGGAGGAATATTTAGCGGTACAGCTTCAGAGTATATTCTATTATCATCGACTGATCCTCCTTTAGCAATTAATTTCTTAAATGGAGTAGCTGACCATCTGCGGTTTAAGTTAGCGGATGAAAGTTCTAAATTAACTAACATAGCTGGTTCTGTTGAATAGTTAGAAATGATTACTTTTGTATAAATCATATCTGCAGCGAAGTAAGAAGCATTAAGTTCAACTTCTAGTTGAGGGCGCATTCCTTTTATTTTTATCCCTGTTAAAAACGTACTCAATATAAAACTTATTATTGACATCCATTGAAAAATTGTTAAGTGAAAAAAATTCAAAATAAACACCACCAGTTTTTAACTAAATTATACCAAAAAGGAGAGAAGAAATAATGCAAGAATTAGTAATTTTGAAAAATAAAGAAGCTGTGACTACGAGCTTACAAGTGGCAGAAAGCTTCGAGAAAAAACATCAACATGTTTTAAGAGATATTGATGCACTAAAAAAAGATGTGTCCAATTTTGGACAGATGTTTGTAGAAGGTAATGAACCAGATTCATATGGCAGAAATCGACGAGTTTTCTTCATTAGTAGAGATGGATTTTTCTTGCTGGCTATGGGGTTTACAGGAAAGAAAGCTATCTACTTCAAACAAAAATACATTGAAGCATTCAACGAAATGGAAGATGTTATTCGCAAGAATACTGTTCCTCAAACAATTGAAGATATGATGATCTATCAATTAGAAGAAATGAAAGATGTTAAAAAAGATGTTTCCATGCTTAAAGATACTATGCGAATTAGCGGACAACAAGAGTTTGAAATTAAGCAAAAAGGAAATATGAAAGTTATGGGAGTTCTAGGGGGAAAAGAAAGCCGAGCTTATGAAGAAATCAGCAAAAAAGTATTCTCAAAATTTTGGTCTGAATTTAAACGTACCTTTTCAATCCCAAGATATGGCGAGTTACCTCGTAAGAGATTCGATGATGCTGTTTCATTTATTGAAATGTGGTTGCCAGAAACTGCGATCCGTATGGAAATTGATCAACTGAACAGACAACAGAGACTTTTTGGTGATGACAATGAATAGAGCTGAAGCGCTAAGAATAGGGACGGCAATTGCTAATTGCTGGTGGAAATACTATAAACCAATCATCCTAAGCCAACAACATATTGACAAGCAAAAAGCATGGCAACAAATAAAAAAGTGACTCCGCCGGCAAGCAAAGAGTCACAAAGAAAACACATCATAAGGAGATTTTAGCATATGGAAAAAGAACTTTCCACTCTAGATCAATATTTGATTGATCCTGATTGGGGCAAGCCGAAAATTGAGGAAACAAGTGGTCGAAAAATCAGACGAAATCTTTTGACGAATGAAGAACTAGCTTGGGATCAAGATGATTTAGGCAACCATGTAACTATTTGGGATCATGTTTATCTTATCCATCTATCGAAGCATTCGAATAAACCTGAATATATTTACGTCATCGAAGATGGCTTGATTGATGCGCTAGAAGAGTACGACAGAGATAACTTGATTGATATCTCTTATTACGGACCAGGTAAGAAATACATTGCTGAAATGGAGGCAGAATTTGATGAGTGAAATCAAAGGGACAACGAACTTTGAAAAACTTTTTAGTCGTAAGTTAAATAAAATTCTCAAGAAAAAAGGAAATTTTGATTATTTATCTTGGGCTCACGCGTGGGAGATTATGAAAAAGAATGATCCACAGGCAACGGTAACTATTAATGAGTACAAACACTACAGGGTTGTTTCTGGAACTCATCAAGACTTTCTTGTTGAGGAATATAAACCTTTTCTTATGGATGAAACTGGGACTTATGTATCTGTCTCAGTAACGGTTAAAGGACACACGGAAACCGAATTATTTCCTGTTTTAGATTATCGAAACCAACCAGTTGTTAAACCAAATGCAATGCAAATCAATAACTCATTGAAGCGATGCTTTGTGAAAGCATTGGCTCTACACGGACTGGGATTATATGTATTTCAAGGGGAAGATATTCCAACACCACCTAGAATCGATACAAAGAAATTAAACATGCTAGAGACGATTCTAGAAGCTTTCAATGAGCAGATGGGTAAAGATATGACCAAAACCTTAATCGAATATGTTAATGAGCAGACAGATAAATTAGGGCTCTTAGCTGATAACGTTGAAACTATTGAACAGTTAAGCTATGAGCAATGTGCCTTGATGGAGCGAGCAATAGCAGCTAAGAGAAAAGAATTAGATAAGAAGTGATATGAGTGTTTAAACCATTAATCGATTCATATTCAGCGGTTCTGAAAAAGTTCAAAGGAAAAGACATAAGCGCAACCATCAATGAGGAAGTGAACATTGATCGACTAAAGACGATGTATGACGGCTACGATGGTGATCGAGTCATTGAAATTCGTTTTATTGATCCTAGACGTTTCACCGTACAGCAACGAAACTTCATCTATGCGCTGATAGGCGATATTTTTATCGATACAGGCATGCCAACGGACTTCTGGAAGGAATTCTTCTACTTCCGTTTTGAAGGTGTCACAGGGCGCAAAATAAGCCTCAAAGATGAATCGAATACGACTGTGAGTGATGCTAATGTCTTAGCAAATATCATCTTAGATTTCATCTTTGAACATCATATTCCTTTCAAAGAAGGCTATGAGATTTTACCAGCGAATCAAGAATATTACTTCTACAAATGCATTACAAAAAGAGTTTGTTGCATCTGTGGCAAAACAGGAGCTGACATCGATCACTTTGACAAAGCGCTAGGAAGACGAAAGCGAAAAGAAGTTGATCATTCAGAGTACACATTTGCAGCACTCTGCAGAATCCATCACACGGAGAAGCACAAAATAGGTGTGATCAATTTTAAAAATAAATATCAAATCAAAGGAATCAAGTTAAGTCATGAAACGATTAAAAAGTTAAGGATAGGAGGATAAATTTGGCTGAGATAAGTTGGATCAAACTTAAAACTACTATGTTTGACGATGAAAAAATACGGTTAATCCAAGCTGTTCCTGAGTCGGATGCCATCATCGTTATATGGATTCGATTACTAGTCTTAGCAGGAAAGACTAACGACGATGGTCTGATATATATCCAGAGGAACATGCCTTATACCGAAGAAATGCTTGCTACATTGTTTGGCAAAAACGTAAATACGGTTCGCTTAGCGCTAACTACATTGGCAAATTTCAACATGATTGATTTAAGCAGTGATGGACTAATTGCCATCAGTAATTGGGAAAAACATCAAAATATCGAGGGTATGGATAAAGTAAGGCTAAAAAATGCTGAAAGAAACCGTAAATACAGGGAAAGAAAGAGACAGGAACGTCTCAAATTGGAAAATGACGTTAGCGTGACGTCACGTGACGGTACAGATAAAGATATAGAAGAAGATAAAGATATAGATAAAGAAGAAAAGAAAGGTAAGTATTCTGACGAACACTTACGCCTTGCTAAAAAATTGCAAAGTAATTTAACTGAAGATTTTCCAAAAGAAATGAATAAAGTAGATATCGAAAAATGGGCAGACACAATCAGGTTGATTGAAGAAAGAGACAAAGCGTCTATAGAAGCGATTGAGTATGTGATCAATTGGCTACCTACAAATGAATTTTGGTTTGGAAATATTAGAAGTGCTAAGAAATTGAGAGAAAAATTTGAGAAGCTCAAATTCGAAATCAAAGCAGACAAGAAGAATCATAAAAAGCAAAGTCAAAAACTACAGTACAGCGATCCTAGTGAATATGACGACTTGCCAATTTAAAAAGGAGATGCATCACATGGAAAGCCTAGCAAATGCTATGGAGAAGCTAATAAGAAGAGTATTAGTGCAAAGCGGAAAATGTCCAGAATGTAGCGAACCTTTGTATAGTTGGCGAGCTAAAAATAAGGATGGTTCAGAACGTTGTAAACCAACATGCATGAGTTGTGGTTATAAAGCGTTACGTGTGAAAGAGGATATACAGACCGAACGGATATATAACGATAGCTTAAAAGCACGAGCATTGAGTTTTTTTCAAAATGGTTCGGTATTAACAGATAAAACTTTGTTTAAATGCAAAATGGAGAATTATCACGTAGTGGACCAAGAAACGAAAATTGCTTTAGAAAGAGCTAAAAGCTATGTAAATGATGTCCTACTGAACCATCCTGCACATTTCATTCTATCAGGGAAATCAGGAAGCGGAAAAAGCCACTTGTCAATGGCGACAGCTTGGGAAATACTTGAGCGCTCAAATTATGACAAGAAAATACTTTTTATAAGCTATCAAGAGTTATTAGAGCAAATAAAGTTTTCTTATAACAATGCTGAACTGAGAAAAGAAATTGAAGGATCGCTTATAGCCGATATCAAAACAACTGATTTGGTGGTTTTTGACGATATTGGAGCTGAATTAGGTAGCGGGGTATCGAATAGTAGGCAGTTTACAAACAACACGTTAAACACGCTCTTAGAAGCCAGACAGAACAAGGCAACGATCATCACAACAAACTTATCTGGTCCTGAACTAAGAGAAGCCTACGGCGAAAGAATTGTTTCTAGGATATTTAAGAATTCAGAAGGTTATGCGCTGAAATTCCAACAAACAGCAGACAAGCGCATAAAACCAGTGAAAGGTAGTATCGCATGAATAAATACCGTAATAAAAAAACTGTTCATCGAGGTATCAAGTTTGATTCTATCGCGGAAGCAGAGTATTACGATCTAGCCTTGTGGCAAGCTGAAGCGAACGGCTGGAAAGTAAAACTTCAGGAAAGATTTGAGCTGATGCCGAAATTTGAACTAGACGGAAAGAAGTATCGCAAGATCGAGTATATTCCTGACTTCACATTTTATAAAAACGGCAAACTTGTCAAAGTCGTAGATGTCAAAGGAATGCAGACAAAAGACTTTAAGATCAAGGCAAAGTTGTTCTGTCATCAATATCAAGTGCCGTTGATATTAGCCAAAAAATATCGGAATACGTTCAAGGAAGAGCGTTTTTAACGAGGTGGTCCATCATGACAACAGAAGAAGTGATTCAAATGCGTATTCGAAGCATTCAACGTGAAATTGACGATCTGGAACGAACAAAGGCAGTGATGGTCAATGAAACGGCAAGGAAGGCAATCGATTTACACATAGTGAATTTAAGAAGGGAAATTCGTAGATTGGAGGAATGAGCGTGGATAAGAAAGCAGCAATGAAACGAATCATTGAACTGACACATTCTGATAATTGGCAAGAAGACAAAGAAATAGTTGCAGAAGTCCAAAAGCTCGGCAAATCAATGTGGACTGAAAAGCCTAAACGGAAAACGCCGAGAAAAATTGCAATCTGGCATGGTGACCGAATTCTAGTGACAGGTACTGCTGAACAGTTATCTGAAATTACTGGATTAAGCAAAAACATTATCTGGGATAGAGCTGGGAGCTTATGGATTGATTCAAAAGGACGACAATTTAGGTATGTGGAGGAGAAATAATGGATCTCATTACACAATACAGTGATATCATCCTCAAGAAAATCATGATGAAGATTCAGAAAGACAAAAAATCAAAAGAACGAGCGGAATTAGTTAAGTTAGAAATGGCTGAAACAGGATCAGGAGTTCGAACATCGAGGCATTGGAAAGCAGCAGCAAACATTGAATTCTATTACAACGAAATTCAAAAAGGGTTCGATCAGATGCGTGAGCTGGATCGGCAAACAAATTGGAGCAAGAAACTTCATCAAGATCGTTTCAAATTTGTAGAGAAATATAAAGAGATATTAGACGAATACATGGAGGACAGAGAATGATGATGCCAAAAGAAATCTATTCAGATGCATTAAGAGGTGCTAGAAATCAATTGAAAATGGCAAAAAGAACATACGAAATTCGGCCCACAATCGAAAATGAACGCAGAGTAAAAGCAATTCGCCGTAGATGTTCAATTTACGGCGAGTTACAGAAGGAGGACAGCAAATGATACCGAGATTTCGAGCGTGGAATAAGAAAACTCAGTCATTTATTGATTATGGTGATTTGGTTTTAGATTTGAGAAGCGGAAAAATTTACGCTGGGGACATTGGGTTAGTGGAAAGCACCATTGATGTGACTGACCAAATTGAACTCATGCAATCAACAGGGCTGAAAGATAAGAATGGCATTGAGATTTTCGAGTGGGATATTGTATCAGTCAGCGTGCGAAATGGATTCGATTATTTAGATAATAAAGTTTGTGTTGTCAAAAATTCAATAGGACATTCGGGATTAGTGTGTGCCACTGTTGATGAAGATTTAGAGTATCAAATTTTTAACACAGAGCTGTTTGAAGAATACACGTATGAAGTCATCGGAAATATTTGGGAGAATAGCGAGTTATTGGAGGTAGAGTGATTATCTTAGCTACTGACTACATCGATTCTTTAAAAGATGAAAATGGGAATGTCCCAGCATTGCTAAATTGTGGAATTAAAAGCAAGAATAGAATCATTTTGTTACGGATATCGGCTGATTTAGCAAAATATCTTTATCTGAGCAAGACAGCAGTATATTACACTGCGGCTACACGTTATCAGTACAAGGGAAAAACAATCAGTCAGGATTATTATGATCGTTTAATCAGTCCTGACATGCATGGAAAATCAAAATCAGCGATCAAGTTATTTGGCGCAATAGAGATATATGCCGATGATTTTCCAAATTTATGGTTGAAGGAGGAAGCGGAATGAATGTTCAAAATAGCATTTTATCTGTTCGATTACAAAGATGATTCGTTTAAGAAAGTTTATTTCCATCACTGGAATGATAGCAAGCCAGTTTTTACAAAAAACAAGAGGAGAGCTCAGGAGTATTTTGATGAAAGATCAGCAAATAAAGATATAGTGCAGTTAAAAAAAGCAGAATCACCATCTGCGAAAACATTGTCAATTCGATTGGAGGAAAAAGAATGAATATTAAAGTTTATTTAAAAAGAAATTTGGCCAGGTTTCCTCGAAGCTGGGATACAAATTCCTACCCATTCGAGGTAGAAGAAGAGAGCTATCTAATGTCTGCTAACATGATAGAAATTACAAGAGATGATGCGGATGAGTTTGATAAAAAAAGATCATGTTACTTTGTTCCGAATCCAATGTATACGGCTGTAATAGAAGATTATCATATATCCGACAGATTTATTCTGATTGATCTAGAAAGGCCTAAGAAACGAGTTAAACAGTATAGACGTTGTGGATTTTCAACAAAGAAATGGTGATAACAAAACAGAGGTGAAGAAAAATGAACACCAGACATCGCAGAATAACAAAACTAAGAAAACAGGAACTGAATGTACTAAAGACAAAGTTTGAAAAAGAATATGGAATTTCAGCAGAAGAAACATATAAAGTGGCAAGTCAGTGTGTTGCTGATGCGAGTGAGACTATTCGTAAGTTTGGGATTTCGATATTAAATGATGATCGTAAATGGGAGGAAATGAGATGAAACTAAAAGACGGATTTTACGCTAGTAGTCATGGTATCGGCGGTTTAATGCTAGATATGCCGACAAAGAACCCTAAAGCACGTAAGAAACCAAAATTCAAAGTCGGTGACATGGTTCGCTGCGAAGCAGAAGGATTCATCTATCCATTTCGTGGATATGTAGAGCATCTCTATAATCACTCAGCAATCATTCGCATTGAAAACACGATGGAATGTGACAAGCGGTTAGCGAAAAGCAAAGAGAATTTAGCTGTAGCGAGATTAGTTGACATGGAAGTAATCAAGAGCAAATAAAAAAAGCCGGATCGCTCCGACTGATGTAATAAATCCGACAAGTTTATTATATCACATAAAAGGAGCGGTTTGACTTGATGCAATTGTTACGAGAGGTAGATTTCAAACAGACAAGATGTAATGCGAGAGATGTGCTGAAGAACTTTCGGCGTTTGGAGCGGATGGCAGGTCGCTCTTTGATAGATATTAAGTCGCCGATTATTACGGATATGCCGAAGGCGCCGAAGCATGGCAATAAGGCAGAAGACGCGATCATTCAGATGATGGATATAGAAGCGGAGAGAGATGCGATTTTAGCGGCTTTGATGGCTCTTAGTCTGATTAGCCGTCAGATACTCTACTACAGTTTCTGTGACGTAAACAAGCACTCTAATTATGAAATAGGGCAATTGATACGAGGATACGGAGAGAAGAATGTAGAGAAGCTGAAATCCATCGCATTGATCGAATTTGCTGAAGCATACAAAAAAGGCGTGTTAGTTCAGTATCGTTAATTTTGTAGGGTTTTTGTAGGGATAGTGTAGGGTTTTTGAGCGGTTTAACGTGATATTATGATAGTGTCGAAAGATTAGTGATAGGTCTAAGACAAAATAATAATAAAAGGAACATCGTTTTATTATTGTTTCACAATTAAGCTTCGATAGACAGCAGCGGAAATATTAAGAATAAGGATGTGAATTTTAACTCCTTCTAAATTGTTCTTATTATCTATCATCAGTTGCTGTCTATTGTCATTATGTCACTGTGGTGGAAAGGTGTATCGCTCATCTAAAATTTAGGTGCAAACTGCAAGGTTCGATTCCTTGCCAGTGACTTTGGTAACCGAGGCATCGGCGGTTTAAAAATATAGGGGTGCGCAATTTCGTACGCGTTTTGTGCATCTTGTAGGTTGCTATTACATAATTGGTTGGGTTAGATTGAGTTTTGGGATTCGGTACAAATGAATCGTCAAATGACTCAAGCACAGGATCGGAAACGTCCCTGCCTGTGCATTACATATTAGATCACTCTTTGAGTGGTCTTTTTATTTTAAAAAAGAGAGGATTTTGAAAAATGGAATTGATTGTATTTACTAATAACGGACAAACATATCATTTTTATGAAGTGGAGAATTTTAAGCCAACAACAACAGGATTTAGTTTTATTTATACTGGGAAGGCTACGGGAGTTACTCGTTCAGCTACGTTTAACAATACATCAACAGCTGGTTATGCGCTTGCGGAGGTACAAAATGAATCATGAGAAGTTTATCGAAAAATGCAAGGCTATTGTACGTGAAAGAATTGAAAATGAGATTGCTGACCTAAGTGGAGCAGTGCCTGAGTTTAGTATTTTCATAGTCTGGTCATGCAAAACACTGCAAAATAGCAAAGCATTAGTCAGCGCTAGCTTAAAAGGAGCACCGTATTTTGAAATTACGTTGAACGGGGACAAAGGTGAAATCTATGTAGATACTTATCTCAAAAAATCAAATGAATGTATCAAAGTCTAGCAGGTGCTAGGCTTTTTCTTTACATAAAGGAGGCTGCATAATGAGAAACTACTGGTATGTATCACTAACGAATAGGTATCCACAACCAAACGCAGATGATCCAATTAGAGTTGTCCAATCAGTCCAAATTAAAAAGAAGTATTCCATTGTTGAAATGACAAGAGAAGCTACACCGAAAGAGATCGATAAGTACAATCTTCGTTACTGCGGCCATGGATATTGGAAAGACGAATATATTCAACAAAACATTGAGAGGTACATCAAATGAATGATAACTATGATTACATCAAGTTGATTGAGAAGATAAGAGCAGAGAAAGATATGGATGAACTAGCTACCTTATTCATGAACATCATTAGCTTGGTGGGGTTAAAGATGGATGAAGTAGCAGCACTAAATTATTTCATCGCTGAGCAAACAATTAGAGCAGAGCACAATGCTAAGTTCTTGAAAGATAGACTAGATCTAGATGTAAAAGGATTAGGCGTTGAAGGGATATTCAAAGTGCAAGAAGCCTTAGTGAATGTTTATGTCGAAAAGATGCAATAGCATTGACAAGTAATTATTGGATGTTTTCAGGAGGGAAACTATGAAATTAAAAGATTATATTAGGGAAGGGTATAACATTGTAACTACACCAAATCTAGCTTATAAAATCCAAGAAGATTATCCCGATGCTTTAGTGTTTACTGATAGAGCTTTAGATGCCATTCCTATAGGGAAGTTATTAGTTGATCGTTATTATAGCAATAATCCAGCTGTTCTTAGTGCTAAGCCACTTCAAAACGCTTATGCTATTGAACGCTTTACTTGCGAGTTTACTGGATATGAGACGGTAGTACCAATGACAGGTGAGACAGGAAGAAAAGTAATTCAACAGATCAAAAAGAGGATTGCTGAATTGACGTTAGATGATGGAAGTAATACGAACCTTCTAGAAATCAAACTAAGAGATACTGACTCAGTACCAGAAGTTTATTATAAAGGTCAACGAATGGATGAGATGCCGATAGGTCTTGTCGATATTACTTATCATTGGGATACGGAAGAATATGAATGCCAAGTACCAAAAGGAGCTAACGACATCACTATTGAATATTATGATTCACATAATAACAAGTACTTAGATAGAAAAATCATTGGGCACAAGAGAGATATGTAAATGATTGATGTTTCAAGTAAACAAGCAAGAGCTAGGTTCTATGGATCAACTGAGTGGAGGAAACTTAGAAGTCAATGCTTAGAGCGAGATCATTATGAGTGCCAATGGTGTAAAGCAGAGGGTAGACTAACAACTCAACATGATTCAATTCTTGAAGTGGATCATATAAAGGAGCTGGAGTATCATCCGGATTTAGCTCTAGATATAAACAACCTAAGAACCTTATGCAAAGATTGCCATAACAAAAGGCACAACCGTATGAAATATCGTGGCCAACAAAAGAAAAGAAAGTGGGATGATGAATGGTGGTAAGAAAAACAGCAAACAGAGATGATGTCAAACGAGCAGAAGCAATCGCTATGGTTGATAAGGCTATTGATAAGTTGGTTCTATTTAAGAGTCAGCTCATTGAAGGAACAACAACTGTAGAGGATATATCTATCAACAATAGACTAATAGGTAACGCTAATGAAGTAACAGGGACATTTAATATTAATGTAGACATTGATTATACCTTGAGTCCATTTGCACATATTGTAGAAAGCAACGAGCAAGACGGCTGATAAATCAGTATAAAGCGAAGATATATAGAGTGAAATACCCCCGGTCAAAAGATTTTGAGAAGAAATAAAATTTTTGGGAACCGGTGGATGGGGTCAACTCTGCAAATAAATGATGCTATTTTCACACGACCCCCTCCCCACGTAGAAAGGAAGTGAGTTGATGGCTGATCTGCAAGAGAGAAATAGGCTTGTTTCTGCTGAAGAAAGGCGTCTAAATAAATTGTTTAAGGATATTGATAAGGATAAAAAGAAGGTCGTTTCTGGTTTGATTACGCAAGCGGCACGCTTAAAAATTCTTCTTGATGAAATGTGGATTGATATTTCCGAAAAAGGTGATTATGAGCTTTTCTCTCAGTCAGAAAATCAAAAACCTTACGAGCGGGAACGACCAGTTGCTAAACAGTATAATTCGAGAGACCAAGCATATCAACGTGTAATTAAGCAACTTACTGACTATTTGCCAGAAGAAAAGCGCGAACCTACAAAAAATGCAGCGCTAGATGGTAGTGATTTGCTGTGACAACATTAAAGCCATTCTATTTTGATGAATACGTAGATTTATACGAAAAAGGGGTAATCCCTTTTAATAAAGAAAGAATTCAGTTAATTACTTATTTAAAAAACGAAGTGCTAGTTCGGGATGATATCTATTTTGATGAAGAAATGATTCAAAAGTTTATCAAGTACACTGAAAAAAATTTTTTTCCTTTAGCTAAATATCAAAAATTTATCACACCTTTCATTTTCTGCTATCAAAAAGAGGACGACGAGGTGTTTTTTGATGAAATTCTAAATAGTATTGCGCGAGGCGGCGGGAAAAATGGGTTCATGTCAGCAAGAGACTCATTTTTTATTAGCCCTCTCTACGGTGTCAGAAATTATGATGTAACGATTACAGCGAATTCTGAGAAGCAGGGAAAGGTATCTTTTAAAGAAGTTTATGAAATGGTACAAATGCGCAAACTGGAAAAACAATTTTATTTGACTAAGATGGCTATAGTCAACAATGTAACTAATTCGATTTTTAGTTATAGGACAAACAATCCTAAGACTATGGATAGTGCAAGAGATGGCTGCTTAGAATTTGATGAAATCCATCAGTTTGAATCTTCAGACCTAGTTGATATTCAGCGTAGTGGGCTAGGGAAAATAAAACATCCTCGAACTTTTTATAATGGTACAAATGGTCATGTTAGAGAAGGTTTTTATGACAAAATGTTGGAACGAGCACAAAAGATTTTTAGTGGAGAGAACAAGAATGATCGCTTGTTTCCCTTTATTTGTAAACTGGATAACATTGATGAAATGGATAATCCTAAAATGTGGTCAAAGGCTAATCCAATGTTCGAAGAAGATTCAGCATATTCAAAACGTCTGTTTTCTACAGTGATGAAAGAATATAAAAAACTAGAAGATGAGCCATCAGGTAGGCGTGAATTTGTTGTTAAACGAATGAATTTTACAGAAGGTGATGCAGAATCAGATATTACGACTCATGAAAAATTAATGGCTACTAAACAAGAATTGCCAAATTTGAATGGTCGTTCTTGTGTGGCTGGATTTGATTATGCAAGTATTCGTGATTTTGCAACAGTGGGTTTGCTTTTTAAAATTGATGATAAATTTATCTGGCAGCAACATAGTTTTGCTAGGAAAAAGTTTCTAGATACATTCAAACTGAAAGCGCCTATTAAGGATTGGGAGAAAAAAGGTTTAGTGACAATCGTTGATGAGCCATCAATTGATCCTCGTCATTTAATTGATTGGTTAAATGAAAAAAGAAAAATCCATCAAATAGAAATCGTTTGTGCCGACGGATTTCGTATGGATTTGCTGAAACCTCTTCTAGAGAAAGAATCATATAATTTTGAGTTTATCAGAAATATAAGAGGTGTGCAGTCAAAAGTTGCTCCTATTATTGAAGATGGTTTTGCAAATGAACGGTTTATTTTTGGTGATGATCCTATGATGCGTTGGTATACAAATAATTCGTTTATCAAAGAAGACAAATTAGGGAATAAAACATTTTTGAAAAAAGAGCCAGTAAGGCGTAAAACAGATGGGTTTCATGCTTTTTTGGCAGCTTTATATAAACGAGAAGAAATAACTGATATGGATTATGAGGAAGCATTTGATATGTTGGATGAGATTGAATTTTAAGGTATACTCCTTATTGAAAGGGGTAGTTATAGAAGTGAAAAAGAGATATTTTCTATTTGTTACAATATTTATAATAATAGCAATTTGTGTTTTGACAGTATTTTTACCACAAATTACTGAGTATTTAAATTATCGGATATTTACCACAAAAGTAGATGATAGCGTTACTAGTTTAAGTAGGCTAGAATTTATAAAAATATGTGCATCTGTGTTTGGTCCTATTTTGACTGTAATGGTATTTGTGAATACTTTAAATATGCAGAAAAAAACAGAGCAAAAGCAAAATGAGCTTGAAGTAAAGCAAGCTAAGGCTGAGAACGAGAGAGCAAAAAAAGAGCTGTTAACACAGATAGATCGTGAGTTCTATTTTTTATTAAATATGTTTATTGAAATACAAAAAGATCAAAATGCCAAACAAGCTGTTATTGCTTTACAGAAGTTGGCAATTTTTAACGAAAAGGGTTTTAATCAAGACTATGCATTTACTTCTAAAGATTTATCAGATAGTGAAATTGGGAGTACAATTGAACAATCAGGACCGCTGAAGGGCACAGTTGAATATATAAAATTTGAAACATTTGATGTAAGCAAGTCGATGGGGAATTATCAAACAAAAACAAAAGACGTTGCTACAAGTTTACACGATCAGAAAGTAGCTATATTGAATGAACAATATGAAAAGATGCAAATATATCTTGGACGGTACTTCAAAATGTTTCACCGAATAGTTAAAACATTAAATGAGTATTATGACGATTATAATGATTTTGATGTGAAGAGGTATACAAAATATATAGGGACATTAAGAACACAAATTTCTCCAGCTGAATTCCAAGTGATTTTATTCAATTCTCTATATATAAAACGAGGTTTTGGCTTAGGAATTCAACTTATTGGAAGTGGTTTTTTTGGAGATGATTTTGATTTTGAAACTAATCAACATTTTGAAACAAGTATCAATGAACAGTGGTTTCTATCACTATCAACTGTTGACAGTGATAACTCTATAAAGCGACAAAAATTATCTGAATATATTAAAGAATTAGGATCCGTAGAATATAAAAAAATAGCTAATTTTGAAAGTTTATATAAACTCTTTAATGAAACTAAGCTCTAGAAATAGGGCTTTTTTATTTTTCTTTGAAAGGTGGTGAAAACATGTGAGCTTATTTGATATCTTTAAGCAGTCAATAAGAAATGAAGAGCCTTCTGAGTGGATACCGGATTTTGTATATGGAGAGGAAGTATCTGCTCGGGCATACCTCAAAATTATGGCAAAAAATACTGTTTTAGATTTTGTTGCAAGAACTATGTCAACGTTAGAAGTTAAGTTTAAAAATAAAGATGGGACATCAGACTGGGATTATATTCTAAATGTTCGACCTAATTCTGATATGTCAGCAGCTACATTTTGGCAAAAATTTTTTTATCGGCTCTTAGATGACAACGAAGTGTTAGTAATATTTACAGATGATAATCAATTGCTGATTGCTGATGATTTTAGTCGAACGGAGTATGCCGTGTATGATGATGTTTTTACAAATGTGATGGTAAAAAATTTTGTCTTTGAACGTTCATGGAACATGTCTGACGTCATTTATATGGAATATAATAACGAAGAATTAGAAAGGTTTACACGAGGTTTATTTGAAGATTACGCCGCGTTGTTCGGACGGATTCTAGAAGTTGCAATGCGTAACAACCAAATTCGTGGGTCTGTATCCATTGATTCAACGGGAACGGCGAATGATGAAAAAGGAAAAGATGGTAAGACTAGATCTCAAAGATTACAAGAATATATTGATAGGATTTGGAACTCTTTTAAAACTAACTCAGTTGCAATTGTTCCCAAAGTGAAAGGCTTTGAGTATGAGGAATACACCAATAAACAAGGCGTATCGAATCAATCGCTAGATGAACTGAATAAGATGAAGTCGTCTTTAATTGATGATGTTGCCAACGCCATAGGAGTACCTACGGCGCTTATTTATGGTGAAAAAGCTGAACTGGATTCAAATATTAAAGCTTTTCGTAAATTGTGTATTGCTCCACTAGTTAAAAAACTTCAAGACGAATTGGTGGCAAAAATAATTAGTCGTCAAGAGTACAAAAACGGGGAACGTATAGAAGTTAAAAAAGTTCTCCAAAAAGATCTATTAGAGTATGCTACTCAAATTGATAAAATAACATCTGGTGGTGCGTTTTATATTGACGAAGTTCGTGATGAAGTTGATTATGATGAGTTGCCAAATAATGAAGGAAAAATTCGTATTCGTACGAAAAACTATGAAGAAACTGTGAAGGGAGGTGAGAACGACAATGCCGAAAGCTAAAAAAGTACCATTTCAGTTTACTAACGAAATTCAGAATGGTAAGCACATTCTCACCTTGAGTGGAAATGTACAGAAAAAATATTGGCGTGATGATGATGTCATAAACGCTAAAGATATTCGTGACTCTCTAGATACTGTAACCGATGATATTGTAATCAAGTTGAACAGCCCAGGCGGTGATGTGTTTGAAGGGATTGAGATTTACAATTATTTAAAAGATCACCCATCAAATATTACTGTAGAAGTTACAGGGCTTGCCGCAAGCGCAGCAACGTTTATTGTCGCTGGTGCCAATGATGTGATTATGAATGTTGGGACTTCTTTGATGATTCATGAAGCTTCTACATTTGCTTGGGGGAATAAACAGGACATCCAAAAAACGTTAAACGCATTGGAAACGATCGATGATTCTATCTTAGCTATTTATTCAGATAAGACTGGCCAATCTGTTGATAAGTTGCGTGAATGGATGAATGAAGAAAAATGGTTTACAGCAGATGAAGCTGTCAAATATGGATTTGCCAATTCTGTGAAGCGTGAAGAACCACAAAATGAACCTCAAAATATTGCAGCGATGATTCAAGATGCTGTTGCCGTTGCAATAGCGAATTTAAAGGAACCTGTTACTAATAAAATCGAACAAGAATCAAAACAAAAATCATTAATCGCACGATTGCGAAAAGGAGAATAAAGATATGTTAAAAATTACAGATAAAACTGCAGATGCAAAAAAGGCATTTAATGCTATTTCTTCGAAAGAAGATGCAACACCCGAACAAATTAATGCTGCTCTAGAAGAATATGTAACCGCCATTGCAGAAGATGCCGGCAAACAGGTGCGTGCTGAATATGAAGAATTGAAAAATGTGACGGACAACCGTGTATTAGAGGCTCGTGGAATTCCTACACTAACAGCAGAAGAAACAAAGTTTTATAATGAAGCCGTAAAATCTGGAGGTTTCGATTCTGACGTAGTTTGGCCAGAAACGATTTTGGAACGTGTTTTTGAAAATCTTCAAAACGATCATCCTATTTTAGGCCTCATTAACTTTACACCAACTGTAGGTCGTGTCAAAGTAATTAGAGCACGTCGTAAAGGTGTTGCTGTTTTTGGACCATTGCATAAAGACCTTGAAGGCCAACTAGATGCTGAATTTGGTGCAACTGAATTTGTTCAACTTGCGTTGACCGCATTTTTCTTAATTTCTAATGATACCTTAGATTTAGGACCACGATGGATTGACCGTTTTATCAATCTTTCTTTAAGTGAAGCAGTACGTGATGTTTGGGCTAAAAAAATTATTACAGGTTCTGGTAAAGATGAGCCAATTGGATTGCTTAAAGATCTAGATGGTGCGGTCACAAGTGGTGTATATCCAGATAAAGCTAGCGCAGGGACATTAACTTTTGCGAAAGAGAAGATTGTTCTTGAACTTGCAGGGGTGATGAAAAAATTATCTAAATACACATACAAAGTAGATGGTGACGATGAAGGTGAAGTGAAATACCGTTCTGTTGCTGGACGAGTGTATCTAATTGTTAATCCTGTTGATTACTGGGATATCGTAGCTAGAGTTACATTTGCAAATTTAAACAATGTGTATGGGACTACGATGCCATTTATCGCTGTTGATCATATCATCGAATCTGTAGACGTACCAGAAAGTAAATGTATTGCATACGTTGATAAAGAGTATGAAGCTACTCAATCAAGAGCTGAAAAAGTCTATGTATATAAAGAAACTTTTGCAATGAAACGCGCAACTTTGTATGCTGTCGACATGCTTGGTAATGGCTATCCAACAAATAATGATGCAGCACAAGTATATGACTTGGACTTTACAGCGGGGGAGTAATGTCCCCTGCAATTGGTGAGATAACACCGACGACTGATGGGGCAGTCATTAATCTTTCGTAAATGGGGTTAGAGTATGAACACTGAAGAATTTATAAAAGAATATAAGGCCCGATTTCGTATTTTCCATACTTCCGAAGATGAGGATATCGGGAAACAGTTAGAGAGCGGGTTTGCCGATATAAAATCTCTAATCGGCAGTTTTGATCCTTCCACTTATGAGAAAGGAAAAGAATTAGTTTATGAACGTACTCGGTATCTACGGAACGAATCACTAGAGTACTTTTACGACAATTTTCAAACAATGATTATGGATGCATCAATTGATCTGGCAGGTGCTGGATATGCCAATTAAATCAAATTATAAGAAGCCTAAAATTGTAGCTGGTGATCTAAATACGCCAGTTACTTTTTTTGAGTTTCAACCTAATAAGGGTCCAGAACCTGGTGATGAAGAAAAAAAGGAACTGTATTTTTGTACAGCACTAGTTTACAACCCATCAATGAAAGATCGTGACATTCTTGGCACAAAAGAAGGCGTTACGATAAAAATACGGGATCCCCATCAATCTTATATTCCTACTAACAAACATAAAGTAAGGATATTAGATTATCGATATGGAGATAAAGTTTGGGAAATAATCGATGTCTCACCGGATTTGGAAGAAAATTCAATTGTAAAGATAGTATTAGAATTAATTACTTAAATTTGGTGATAAATGATGAGTAACGTAAAGTTTGAAGGCGTTCAAGAAACAATCCAAGCTTTAGAAAAAAAGTATGGAGAAAAGAAAACTAAGACATTAACAAAAAAAGCAATCAATGTTGGCGCTGAAAAAGTAGAAAAACAGTTGCAAACGGACATGACCGTTTTTAAAGACAAAGGTTATACGATCGCTGAGGTTGTTCGCAAGAACGCTACGTATAGAGATTACAAGGCAGAAGCTGAAATCGGTTGGAATGGTCCACATCAACGATATAGAATCATTCATTTGAATGAATGGGGATATACACGAAAGGGCAAACAAATTAGACCGAGAGGATTTGGTGTAATAACAAAATCTCTTAAGAATTCCGAGCTGTTGTACTTTGATGCTGTAGGAGAGGAGGTTAAAAAGAGTTTATGAAAGATATGCTTAATATCATTTACGAGGCTCTTTGTTTGAATGAGTATATTCATTCAATGACCTACAACGAGAATACCGAGCAATATCGTATTAAATTTTATGAGCAACCTGAAACCGCCGATAAAACAGGTCCAATGATCACAATTCGTCCTGTAGATACACCTAACGAAGCGTACCACGGAAGTAACAAAGAGCTTTCTGTGGAGCATATGATACAGATTGACGTTGAATCGAAATATAGAGCAACATGCAAGCAGATTCAATATGAGATAAAAAAAGAGATGAAAAAACTAGGCTTTGGCCAAATTTCCGGTCAAGGGTTAGATGAATACTTTACTGAAACAAACCGCTTTGTAGACGCGCGTCGTTACGAAGGAAATACAAAAATTTACGATACCGAATATTAGAAATTAAGACACGAAAATAACGTGTCTTTTTTTATTACCCAAAATTAGGAGGAAAATTTTATGACTTTAGTAGGATTCAAAAAAATGACAATCGGGGTCTTTGACAGCACAGGGAAGATTCCAGCAGCAAATTTATATGTAATTGAAGGTGAACAAAACAAAGGGGCGACTGTATCTGCTGAAATCAGTGGGCTATCAAAAGAACCATCAAAAGTTTACGGATCGAACATCGCTTACTATGTCTCTCAAAAAGGAACAGGCGATGTTTCAGCTACTTTTGGATTGTTAGATTTACCAACAGAAGTAAATGACAAAATTCTTGGTTACAAAACCGATACAAACAAAATCAGCTTCTTGGGAGAAGATACTGAGCCACCATATTGTGCAATTTTGATGGAATCGGAGGATTTGAACGGCGATACAGCAATGCTTGCGATGTTCAAAGGAAAATTCAGTCGTGAATCTATTAATCTTAACACTACGACAAATGAAGCTTTCGAACCAGAAGCAGAAGAATATGTATTTTCAGCGATTGCCAATGATGTTGAAGGTGATGCTAAAGGCCAAACAGTCGCAAAATATGTTGGAGACGAAGAAGCTTCTATTACTGGTTTGAAAGAGATGGTATTTCCTGCAGCGGGGGAGTAACTAGCCCCGTTGTTGGAGCAATCACTCCCACTATTAATGGGGCAACAGTTGAATTAAGTTAGGAGGATAACTATGCCAGATACATTTAAAATCTATAAAAAAAATGGTACTGAATTTACAAAAGTCGCAGAGGGTGAAAGTCCACTTTCTATTACTGGAATTGCAGCAAATACTCAAGTTGCTAAAGGAGATTATCAAGCTACGCGTGTGGTCGGAGGTCAAGAATCAGTAAAAGTAGATATTCCTGCATTCACCACTCTTCCAATTTCAGTTACTGGTGTGACGTTGGATAAAACGACAGCTGAAGTTGAACAAGGCGGAACCTTAAAATTAACTCCTACTGTAACACCAGCAAATGCAACAGACAAAACAGGAAGCTGGAGCAGTTCGAATACAGCTGTAGCTACGGTTACTGGAGGCAACGTTACAGTAAAAACAGACGCTGAAGTTGGCGGAACTACAGAAGTTTCATTTACTACTACGGATGGCGGTAAAGTAGCAAAATGTACTATTACAGTTATTGAAAAAGCAGCGGGCTAGTCTTCGGACTAGCTTTTTTATTTGGAAAATAATGGAGGAATCTAAATGGCAAAAGTAAGAATTGAATTGAAAGAAGAATCAGGAAAGAAAGTCTATGAAAACATAGACACAACAGGGAAAGATTATCGAAAAGCTTTAGAAACAATCAAAAAGCTAAATGAAGACGGAGTAATGATTTGGAATCGTTTAGACATTTATTTGGATTTTGCTGTAGGTATCTTCAGGGATAGCAAATTGACAGCTGAACAAATTCTTGATGGCTTACCATCTGAGAAGGTAATGAGCACATTGGACGACATCCTAGGAGAAGTAATGGGGATTGAAAGTAATCCAGACCCAGACGCAAAAAAGTAACACCCGAAGAAGCAGAAGAAATGTACTTAAACCTATGCAGAGAGTTAGTGAAAGCGGGATGGTCACTATCTGACATAGAAGATAATTCCTTTGAAATGATGATGAAAATTGCGTGCACTTCGCCTAAGAAAGAGAAACAAAAAGAAGTTGATCTTAAAGACTTCTTGAAATCCATGTAGAGAGGAGGTAAACATATGGCAAATGGAAAACCTTTAGGCAATATGATTATCAAACTAGACTTAGACAGTTCAGCTTTTTCAAAAGGTCTAGCCGGAGCTAAAAACGCTGTTAACCATCAAATGAAAGCAATGAAATCACAGATGCAAGTAATGAACTCTTCAGGAAATTCTCTCGGTGCTTTACAAGCAAAATACAATGGTTTAGGCGGAGTTCTACAAGCAAATGAAAAGCAAGTAGAATTGCTCACTAAGGCTTATAAGGATAGTTTTGACTCTAACGGAAACGCTACTGCTTCGACTGCTAAATACGCTAATCAATTGAATCAAGCAACAGCTAGATCAGCAAGTTACGAATCTCAGATGAAAACAACTGTTGGACAGATTGCTCGGATGAAAGTGGAAACGGAAGGGTTTACGGGGAAACTAAAGGCTAATTCTGATGTATTGATTAATTCTGGGAAAAAAATTGAAGCCTTTGGTAAAGGAGTTTCTGGGATAGGATCTGCCCTAACTGTTGGAGTAACAGCTCCAATAGTGGCAGGCGCAACTGCTGTTACTAGTGCAGCTATTTCATGGGAAAGTGCTTTTGCAGGTGTAAAAAAGACAAATGATGAAGTTGTAGACTCGAATGGAAACGTAGTTTATTCCTATAGCGACTTAGAGAAAGGTCTGCGTAATCTTGCCACCCAATTACCTGGTAGCCATCAAGAAATAGCAAATGTAGCCGAAGCAGCCGGGCAATTAGGTATAAAGACTGAAAACGTAGTTAGCTTCACTAAAACGATGATAGACATGGGTGAATCGACTAATATGTCGGCTGAAACTGCGGCAACTTCTTTAGCACGATTTGCTAATATTACCCAAATGTCTCAAAAAGACTTTGATAAATTAGGATCAGTCATTGTTGATCTAGGTAACAATTTTGCTACAACCGAATCAGAAATCACTGAAATGGGATTGCGGTTAGCGGGAGCTGGTAAACAGATTGGAATGAGCCAAGGCGAAATTCTAGGATTTGCTACTGCTCTATCTTCTGTTGGTGTCGAAGCTGAAGCGGGTGGGTCTGCCTTTTCGAAGGTCATGATCCAGATGCAACTAGCTGTAGAAAAAGGATTTGGCGCTTTTGATCAGCTGAAACAGATGGCAGAAGAACAAGGTGTTCCGTGGGTTAATTTAGTAAATGCTGTGAGAGACGGTGGAAAATCGTTAAAAGCAGTATCAGAGCAAATGGGATTCACTTCATCTGATTTAAAGAAAATGTATAAAGAAGCGGACAATTCGAAAAGTTCGCTTGAAAATTTTGCGAATGTGGCAGGTGTTACAAGTGAACAATTCCAGAAGTTGTTCAAGAGTGATCCTTCAGAAGCAATCATCAAGTTCATTCAAGGGCTGAAAGATTCAGAAAAACATGGTACTTCAGCAATCAAAGTTCTGGATGACATGGATATAAAAGAAGTTCGACTACGCGACAGTTTATTGAGAGCTGCAAATGCTAGTGACATATTCAAAGGAGCAATTGAAAAAGGAAACGGCGCGTGGAAACAAAATACAGCTTTAACAAATGAAGCTAATAAAAGATACGAAACAACTGAATCAAAGCTAAAGATATTGAAAAACGAAGTGATTGATACAGCAATCGATCTTGGAGGTCCATTTGTAGACGCGTTGCGTGATGGTCTAAATGTATCGAAACCATTGATAAAAAACTTAGGGAATATGGCGAAAGCTTTCTCAGCTATGAGTGATGATCAACAAAGAAACATTATCAAATGGGTTGGATTAGCAGCAGCAGCTGGTCCAGCGCTGAAGCTTTTAGGAACTGGTACTTCAGTAATAGGTAAAGTTACTTCAACTACTGGAAGATTGACGAAAAGCCTTGTTGATTTAGCAGCGAAAGCAGCAGAAAAGAAGGCTATGGATGCCTTTGCATCGTCGGTAACAACAGCTGGTGCTGCAGCTGCAAAGACAGCAGGAGCTGGAGGTATTGGCGGGTTAGTCCCTATGATGGGAAAAACAGCTAGTGCTGCAAGTACTGCTGCGGGCGCCAGCGGAATAGGCGCAATGACAACGTCACTAGGTTTGTTAGGTCCTGCTCTACTTGGTATTGTTGGCGTTGGTGGCGCACTGGCAGTTGGCTATGGAGCATGGAAATTATTTGGTGAAGAAGCTTGGAATTCCTCGCAAAGAGTAAAGCAATGGGGAACAGATGTCGGTGAGGAGATAGATAGTACTCTTGACGGAGTACAGAAGAATATTGAAGGTGCAAATGGTCAATTCGGTCTTCTCAAAGAGGGTTTTACTGTTGATGATGCAAATAATATGGCGGCTAATTTCGCAACCGCTGGAACATCTTTGGAAACATCTTTAACGGGTAGAATAAAGGCATTAGACGATGCACTAAAAGGGCTACCTCAATCAGTTCAGGATGCCATGAAAGAAGTAGCTGAATCAGAAGAAGAAACCTTAGGGCAATCTCTTTCTAAAATAAAAGACAACAATGAAGAAATAAAAAAAATCAGAGAAAGAGCCGCAAATCAGAACAGAGACTTGACTGTTTCAGAACTACAACAGATACAGGATCTAATGAAAGGAACTTCTCAAGCGTATGTGGATACGCTCGATGTTTCTGCTAAAGACAGAAAAAAGATACTATCAGCCATGAATGGTGATGTTGCACAAGCTACAGAAGAAGAAGCGAAGACGTGGTTACAATCTTTAGCGAAACAAAAAGCTGCAACTACCGAAAATTATAGACAAATGCTTGAAGAAAAAAAGGCGGCTTTAAAGGAAAAGGGAGTAAGCAAAGAATTCATTGATGCATTAGAAGATGAAATGAATGATTACATCAAAACTACAAATCAAGGATTCGATAGCCAAATAGCTGCTATAACAAATAAATATCCACAATTGATTAACGAAGTGAGTTTATCAAATGGTCAATTATTTAGCAAAACGGCAGCTGCTATGGACAATACTGGTCAGTATACAAAAGTTTTTCTCGAAAGTAATGAAAAGATTTTAGCCCAAGCGAAGAAAACATCGGATGAAATAGCAGATAATGCCGAAAAAAATGCAGAACAACTTGGTATGGTAGCTGATGAGGCTACGCATGCTGGATCAACTTGGAATGGCTTAGTTTTAGACGAAAAAACAGGAAAAGTAAAAACTAATGTACAAGAAGTAGTGAATGAAGCAACGAAGGATTTCACTAAATGGAATGAATTGAAACCTGTTGTTCATGATGCGAAACTAACAACGAATGCAAAAGATGTCATTTCCATAGCGGCAGTACAAAATGGCTATTGGGATGATATGGAATGGAAAGAAAAAGAAGCATTATTAGAAGATGAGTGTTCTAAAAATGTATACAAGGCTTTAGAAAATGCTGGTAAATGGAATGAGTTAGATATTCCTTCTAAAGAAGCAATCCTAACTTCAAATACTCCTGAAGTTATGGGTGAAACTCTCATGAATTTGGGATTATGGGATACTTACAAACTTCAAGTGAAAGATTTAGATTTGAATGCGTATAAAGTATACGATGCTATCGATGGATCAGAAGAAAAATTAAATAGTTGGGCTCAATTAGATAACCCCACAAAAGAATTGTTATTAGATAACTCAGATTTTTCTACAAAACTTTTTAATTCCGAAGAAATGTTTAAACGTTGGAATCAGTTATCATCTAATGCAAAGTTTCTTTCGGCTAATAATACTAAATTTACAGAGGTTCTTTTATCATCTGACAGAATGTGGAATCAATGGGTAAACCTTCCTGATAATGAGAAAAGATTACTTGCAGATAACGAAGATTTAGCTACCACTGTTTTATCTTCAGAAGAAATATACGGAAGATGGACTCAATTACCAGATAATCAAAAATATATGTTAGCTGACAATACTGACTTAGCAAACAAAATATTCGCTTCAGAAGAATCATGGAATGCATGGAAAGCAATTCCAGACACAGTTAAAAACTTGCTTGGTAATAATATTGATTTACTGGCTAAAGTGAAAGACGGGACTGTAAGTGTAGAAGAATATAACAAAGTTATGCCACTTCTTAAAACTCTATATGGAGATAACGTTAATTTAAAAGAGGCAATCAGTGGGGCTAAAAGCTCTATAGAGAATTACAACAAAAATATTTTTCCTAGTGATAAAACTGCAGTAGGACACGATGAGGCTTCACAAGCTGCTAAAGATGCATTTGAAGCGTTCAACATCTTCCAAACAAAAATACCAGATAAAATTACTAAAACTGTATCAGCTGACTTTATAGGTCCTATGCCGAAAAATGCGAAAGGAACAAACTTCCATCCTGGCGGAGCAGCTATGGTAAACGATCAAAAAGGGCCTACTTATGAAGAGCTTATAACCTTGCCAAGCGGAGAAACTTTTATACCTAAAGGACGTAATGTCGTTTTAGACTTACCAAGAGGTTCGAAAGTACTGAACGCCACTAAAACTAAACGTCTAGTGCCTAAATATGCTGATGGTATAGGAAACATAACGACGGTTTCATCTACGCTAAACTTAGATGCTTTAATTTTAGCTATTAACGAGCTAACGACGGTATTGAGAACTCAACTGATGGCAGGAACGACTGATGCTAAAGATACTAAACTATCAGATGAAACAAAAGTTGCCGATCCGATTATTCCGGACAGTCTTTCTGAAAAATCAGATCAGTATCTAGGAATTGGAGCTCAATGGTTAACTAATCTAATGAATGGTTGGAACTCAGCGGTTCCTCAATATATGAATAGTGAAATGGTTTTTATTACAAACTATCTCAATGCGCTAAAACTTCAAAACAATCCTAATTATACGCAAGGAGCAACATGGAATAAGAACTTACTGAATGGATGGAATAGTTTAACTGGGACCTTTATTGCTACAATCAATTCATTTTGTAATCAAGCAATGGTCACGCTTAGAAACTACAACACTCCTATGTACAACAATGGCCGAACGTGGCAGCAAAATAATCTTAATGGTTGGAATTCATTGTATGGATCATTCATAGCCCGTGTAAATCAGCTTGGTAACGATTCGATTAACAACCTTCGTTCTAAAAGTGGTGGTTTTTACAATGCAGGGACATTCTTGTTGCAATCTTTAATAAACGGAATGAATTCGTTAGGTAATTCTCTTTCTACTACAATGAACAATGTCGCTAATACAATGGTTGGTGGTATAGGCAAAGGAGTTAATGGCGTCATATCGGGAGTTAACTATGTGCTTAAGGAAGTCGAATCAAGTAAGAATATCGGAAACTGGCCAATTCCACAATACGCTAAGGGAACTGATGGACATCCTGGTGGACTTGCTATGATTAATGATCAAAAAGGCCTAGTTCACGAAGAATATGTTCAGATGCCAGATGGACGTAGTTTTATTGCCAAAGGTAGAGATCTTCTTGTTAATTTGCCTAAAGGTGCTCAGGTCTTAAATGCTTCTTTAACAAAGAAATTAAAGGAACGTTTAAATATTCCACACTACGAAAAAGGTATTGGCAATTTAGATATTGTTGATTTGTTAGATGATGAAAAAAGAATGTTAGAATTCTTAACTAGCAAAGTTGATTTTTCAGGCATTAATGAACCATGGCTTGATATGACTAAATCAGGAACGTCATTAATGTCCAAAGCTGCAAATACAATGCTTCAATCAAAATTAAGTGAATTCTTCACTCATGGCAATTTTGATGGTGCAGTAAATGCCAATGGTGTTTATCAATATTTAGTTGATGTGGCACAGAAAGTAATGGGTAAGTTCCCCGGACTTACAGTAACTTCTGGATATCGAGCAGGAGATGCCTACTATCACGGAAAACGGCAAGCTATCGACTTGGCTTATCCAGGTATTTCTGGAGATCCGAGATATACAGCAGCAGCAAATTACGCTTTTGAAAAATTCCCTTCAAAAATTGCGTATGTCATTACGAATGGACGTGTACGTGACCGCATGGGATTATCTGGAACAAGGTCAAGCGGACAATGGACGAATTGGCCAGATGGCGATCACTTCGATCATATTCATTTAAACGGTTCGATGGGGTCTGGCGATATATTCAATGGAGGAGTTGGAGGAAGTGGTGTTGCACGCTGGCGTTCTTATGTGTCTAAAGCATTGAAAATGAATGGATTACCAGCTACAGCAGCGTATATAAATGCCTGGATGTCCCAAATCCAAACGGAATCTGGTGGTAATGAGAAAGCAATCGGCGGCAATGATGGGCTCGCCGAAGGCAATGCAACAGGATTACTTCAAACGAAACCCGGAACTTTTGCAGCTAACGCTTTTCCTGGTCACGGAAATATTATGAACGGATTTGATAACATGTTAGCAGCAATCAATTATGCTAAGAAACGTTACGGAGTTGCAGGTATGTTGCAAGTTATCGGGAAAGGACATGGATATGCCAATGGCGGCTTGATTACCAAAGACGGACTATATCGAGCAGGAGAAGGAAATAAACCAGAAATGGTTATTCCATTGACAAGAAAAACAAGAGCTATCGAACTTATGGGTCAAGCATTAGCCTTCCTTTCTGGAAGCAATAAAAAAGAAACGAAAAGTGAGATTAATTCTGTAGATAATAGACATATCCTACAAGCGATAGAAAAACAGTCTCGTATGACAAATGATCTGCTATCATTATTACTCTCGTTTTTTAAAAGTAACAATCGATCAGATAAAGAACTAGCTTTAGATATTCAGAAAATTTTAATCAGGAGGACATAGTATTTGAGGACAGTAATATTAAGAAATAAATTGAATGAAGAAATTGATTTGTCCACAGAAGATTATTTTGCTACTGAAATGTCGAATCTAGGTTTTGAAGTTACAAAAGAGCATATTGGACAATGGGGGAGTTTCAGAGAAATAGGAGAGAGTATTGAATTGTCTGAATTTCAATCATCAGTTATGATTTCTGTTCACGGATTTAGAGAACAACAATTATATGGTTCATTAGTTGAATTTCTGGCTAATGGACCTTTTGAACTAGAATTTTCTTTTGATTCAGAAACAATGATCAGGAAATGTAGTTTGAAATCATTATCTAAAACAGAAATTGATTCCCAAAGCTCATTGCTAACAGATACTTTGAATCTATATTTTACTTCAAGCTGGTATTCTATTAAGCGTGAAAAATTAATACAGAATTCAACTTCTCTCAATACACGTGGAAAAGTTTACTCATTTGTTCGACCATATGTCTACACCAAAAATGTATGGGAAAAGAAAGGTGTATTTAAGTTCAGTAATAATTCTGTATATTTGACAAATAGTACAGAGCGAATGTCTCCGTTAAAAATAAGGATTATTGGAGAGTGCTCAAATCCATATTGGGAAGTTATCCAAAACTCTAAAGTAGTAGCTTCAGATGGCTATTTTATTAATATGAAAGACACACAAATATTAGAAGTGTCTAGTTTGCTAGAAGACCAAACGGCAATTTTAAAAGATGTAGGTGGAGTTGAATCTTCTGTTTATCAACAACAAGATTTTACTAAATCAAACTTCGTCCAAGCGCCTCTAGGAGAATTCAGCGTTGTTTTTCATGTTGGACATGCAAATGTAGAGATTGAACTTTATGAGGAGCGTGATCTATTTTGATTTTAGCCATTACCCTCTTTCACCGAGATATGAATTTATATAACGAACGTTTAATTTCGACTGAGTTCGAATTTGGAACGGATGAAATTGGAGAAGAAGTAAGTAATTTTATTACAGATAAATATGTCCATGTAAAATCAGGAGATTTTCTACTAGCAAAATTTATTCCTAGCGGGAAGATTGCTTATTTTGGAGTGATTAGCTCGCAAGAAGACAAAAAAATAAATTGCAAAGGATTACTCAGTTTGGCCGATAGCGAGATACCGACTGTAAAAATATCAGGTGCTAATTATGAAGAGCATATTCGACGACTGATTGAATACTACTTATTGAACGATCCAACAAAACAACTAAAAAATATTTTGGAGGTAAAAACAGAAAGCGTTACTTCTCATTCTTATCAAGCTGTTGACACAAATAAGAGACGATTGAATGCATATATAATAAATGGGTTCAAAAAATATAATGTTAAATGGTATGTCAAAGAGATTAAAGGTAAAAAAATATATACTGGTATTCGAGCAGTTGATGATTCAATTTATATTAAAGATAATTCATCTGAGTTTAATGACTGGGATGTTTTTGTGCAATCTCCTGGACCAGGGAACGAGAACAAATTATTGATCGTAGATAAAGCAATGAAAGATATAGAAAATCCCTTGGTATTGTCTACGTGGTATTTAGATGACGAAAATAATCTTACGCAAGATTCAACGAATAAGAACATTGCATTGCCTACCGTTAATTTAGTAAATATATATGATCAAACTCAAGAAGATAGACCTTCTTATGAAGAGGTAGCTAAATCGGAGCTTAAAGGCAACGCCTATTCACATGAAATTAAAGTTAATGTTGTGCTAAATGCTAGAAATATCAATGTAGAAAATATCGAAACAGGAATGTTAGCGACTATTGTTTACAAAGAGCAGACTTACAAATCTGTTCTAACTGCCTGGCGAATATCCAGCAGTAAAAAGAATATAGAATTGACATTTGGTAATGTCCGAAGTCGTTTTATGGATTATTTTGAAGATAATGGGGGATAAAAAATGGTTAGCAATGTGGATGGATATCAATTTGAAAACGTGAAAGTAAGCGCAGAAAATGATGCTAGACTTTATCACGTTTTATATAATCGGAAAAATCAGGTTATTGATGGTTACGATCAGTCTATGAATTTATCTTCAAGCGGATTAACAGTAAAAGTTGCTGCAGGAGCAGCGATTATTCAAGGTCGTATGGTCGTTGTTCGACAAGAAGAAAGTATAACAGTTCCAGCAAACTCAAGTGGTTATATAGCATTAACAGTGGATTTGACACAAGAAGTTATACCTGGATCTATTCTTCCAGAATCGGAAGAATATGAATGGACTAATAATCAAGTCAAGCTAGAATTTATAACAAAAGTTATAAAAGGTAATTTAAACAATGGTGATAAGGTCTATAATTTACCACTATGCTCAGTTAATTCTACTGGATCAACTGTTTCAATCTCAAAGATATCGGATAGTTACGAGCTGACTCTCTCTAAAGGAGAAATTTTGTGGAGGGGGACTGCGTTAATGCATGATACTCAAACTGTCCAACCTTCAAAAAAAATTTGGCAGACAGTTTCAGGTTTTTTGTTAGTATGGCTCCCATACGAAAACGGGCAAGCAATTGAGGATAGATATGTAACTACGCCTTTTTATAAGGAGCGTGTAACTTTTACTAATGTTTTAGGAGAAATTGTTTCAGGATTTGATGACTATCACAAAAAGTGGTTTAGTAAACGAATAAACTATAATTCGAATACTAATATATTTACAGGTGCAGCAAGCAATGCAAGTGGAGATAACGCAAATATGGTGCTTAGGTATATAGTTTCTTTTTAGTTAGGAGGTATGGAAGAGTGGCAAATTTAGAAATTAAATTATCTGCAAATAAGAGACAGCCTTATCTACGTCACCGTGTTGTTGGTAGAGTTGGTGATGGGGGGCTCACAACAATCAATGTACAACTTCTTGAGGAAGATGAAATTACACCTTTTGTAATTAATCTAAACGGTACTTTGAAATTTGTGGGCGAAGTTTCAAACGGTAACTATACCGAGGGAGAACCAGAAATAATCGATTCGACTAATGGGTTAATTAGTTACACGTTCACTAAGTCAAATTTCAGCACGAGTCATCAATTCAAACAAGCATATTTTGAATATGTAGATCCTAACGGCAAAAAAGTAACTTTTCAGAACTTCATCATAGACGTGTTAGAACGAGTAGATATTAATTCGGAGCAAGCGAAATACTATATTTCTTCATTGGAAAAATTACAGAGTGAAATGCAAACCACTTTCAATCAGTTCATTAGTGATAAACAGGTCCAATACGATCAAATCTACTCGAAATATAACGAATTAGTAAGATTGATAAATGAATCAGATAAGCAAGTAAATGATCGTATTGATAAGGCAAATAATCGTATTGATCAAACCAATCAGCAAATCGGCGATCTCGGCAAGCTGAAAAAGATGTACAGTAACAGCATCGACTTCGGGGGATATGATTATAGCGGTAAGCCGAATTTAATGTCCAAACTAAAATCGAGCGATTTTAACGTTGGTTACCACGGGTCACTAACTTCGGATAACGAAAAGCTACATTTTACTTCTGATGGTACAGGAAGCATTATTATGTTTACGCGTATTAATACACCTCAGCTTGCTAGTGGGAAAACCTATACTCTGAGTGCGAAAGTTCGATTTGATGAAGGAACTACAGGAGCTATTGATAAATTACGTTTGGTGTATCGTACATCACCAGGAGAAAAGATATTATTGGAAGCAAATAGTACAAATATTACAACAGATGATGTAGGGAAAGAAATAACAATCAAAGGTACAGCTAACGTTAATTATCAAATCACAAATTTAGATCGATTTTATATGAGTATTAGCTTTGTTGACAGGGATAAAATAAATGGCGGATTTAAGTTGTACGACATCAAAATCGAAGAAGGCTCAACAGCCACACCGTACCAGCCTAACTTACTAGATGACCCTTACTGGGTAGGTAAAACATCGTTGGGTGAGAATATTGCAAATAAAGGTACGACGTTCCCAATTAAATCTAGCGCGTACGAAATATATAAAGGTAACACGGAAGAAGAGCTTATAATAGGTCAAACGTATACTATCACGCTTAAAGGAACAAAACCCGCAAGTCAAACCTTTGTAGCATATAATTATTGGAACGTTAATTTTGGAGAACTAAAACCAGTTGAGGGATTGACAGACGTATGGTCTCTAACATTCACACCAACGAAACTTGAACCGGGTTTGCCTAAAGAACTTCGCATTTTTCAGTTGCCTAAAGAAACGGCCGGCGCATGCCAAATTGACTGGCTCAAAATTGAAAAAGGCGACACCCGAACCCCGAATATTAGTCAGTTTAAATACTTTGGTGAAGGATTGAAAGATAGCAACAATCCGAACGACTACAGCTGGGACATCACGCCTGAATATACTGAAAAAGGCTTGAATGATACGGTTAGTTTGACTGAACCGCAATCCATCGAAGGATTGAAAAATTTCGAAGATGGTATTCAATCAAAAGGAAAATCTGTATTGACATCAGACGACAACAAATATGAAGTCGTAACCTTAACAGTTACAAACGGGAATACCGGATCAGCAAAGCTTTATCGTGAAGGAAAAACCGTCACTATTTATTTTTTTGCGTTGAATGGGAAAAGCAGTGGTGGAAATGATTCAACGATACTAACAATTCCAGAAGGCTATCGGCCACCAATTAGTTTTGAGCAACTGGTTGGCTCGATAGACCGTTCTACTTTGAACAGTGCTCAGTTATCTATTGGTGCAGATGGAGCCATTAAATGGCGAAGAAACTCAAGTTATGGATCAGCTTATTCATTTGTTATCACTTATTCAATTTAAGGGAGGAAATCTAATGAAAGTAGTTTACAAATCAATCAAGCCTTACGGATTCGAGCAAATCATTGTGAATGACGAAGAACATTTACCGGAAGAATGCACAGAAGTCGAACCACCGATTCCAAATTGGAAACCGAAATTCAATTACTGGGAGGGAAATAAATGAAAAACATTTGGAAATATGGCCGTACTGGCGGAGAGTATGCAGGAAAAGTATTGGACGACATGCTTGTATCCGTTCCTTACACAGATCAGCCACCGCTCGAAGGGGTTCGTTCAGATGGCGAACCGCTAACGATTGCTGATCAGATGTTTGATCCTAAATTGAACCAATGGATTATTTTAGCGAACGCGTTAGATCACAACGATTTAAACAATCTCAAAGCGATGTACGAGGCTCTTGAACATGAAAACGGCAACCTAAAACAGCTAAATGCCAAACTCATGCTAAGCGATGTAGCGATTAAACAGGAAAATACTGCATTGAAAGAAAAAGCTGACAGTTTAGCACAAATCAATTCAAAAATGATGCTTGCTTCGTTACAAAATAGCAAAGACATTTCAGAAATTAAAGAGCAACTAAATCCAGCTTCAAAAGGAGGTGAGTAGTATGTTTAGTTTTAGCGATGTGAAAATGATGTATGATTGGGGCTGTTTTACTGACGATCAAGTTCGACTATTCGTTCCACTATGCATTACAGACGAAGAAGCAGATAAAATCATTAATAAAGATAAGAGCGCATCTTAATTGATGCGTTTTTATTTAAGGTAAAGGAGTTGTCACATGATTAATTTAGGGGAATGGGGAATGATAGCAGGATCAATAACCGCTATCGTTTCTTTGATTTTATTAGTAATTAGACCGATTGCTGCATCTTTCTCGAAAATTACTGAGACTCTTTCAAAAGTAAGCCACAATTTAGATTTGCTGACTAAAGATTTAGAATCGAGCAAATCAGATCGATTGATGATTCATGAAGAACTAAAGAAACACGATGAAAGATTAGATACACATACAGAAAAATTGGTGGAACACACGCAACAAATCAAAACTTTGTTTAGGGAGAGAAGAAAATGAATAATAAAACGTTCGAAGTACTAAAATGGTTCGCACTGGTAATTATTCCCGCACTAGCTACTTTCGTGGGGTTAGTTGGTAAAGCGCTCAATTGGCAGTACACAGATATCTGTGTTGTCATCATTACTGGTTTTGGCGCGTTTTTAGGGAGTGTGTTGGGTGTATCAAATCGAACCTACAAAATGTTCTCGGCTGAAAGCGAAGAAGGAGGAAACAAATGAAAAAGAAAATTACTATTACTGCGATGAGCCTGTTAACGGCTCTTTTTTTATTGCCAATTAACGGATTTGCCTATACTATCAACAATGAATTTAATTTGGGCGCAAATGAAGGTAGCTCACAAGTAGCAAATAATCAGTATATTTTACTGCATGAAACGGCTAATGAAACAGCAACAGGACGCAATGAAGCGCAGTATATGCAACGTTCATGGACTAGCGCTTATACTGCTTATATTGTGGGAGACGGCGGAATTGTTTACCAAGTCGGACAACCTGGTTATGTACAGTACGGTGCTGGTTCATATGCTAATGCCAATAGTCCTGTGCAGATTGAGTTACAACACACACATGATAAAGCAACTTTTGAAAAAAACTATAAAGCATACGTTGAATTGGCAAGAGATTCAGCAATGAAATATGGTATTCCATTAACATTAGACACTCCTTATAACCAACCAGGAATCAAATCGCATTTATGGGTAACACAAAATATTTGGGGCGATCATACAGATCCTTACGGTTATCTTTCTGAAATGGGTGTAAGTAAAGAAAAACTAGCCTATGATTTGGCTCATGGTTTTACGGATGATAATCCAACTACTTCGGAGGATAAACCAGTAATTGATCCAACTCGATCAGGTGCTGCAAATTCTACGCTGACAGATGGAACAAATTACGCCCACATTGATCAGTTCGGAGAAATCGAAAACGCAAACTTGCATGTAGCTGGATGGCACATTGCTAATTATAAATACGAGTATATTTTCATTATGGACTACAATACTGGAAAAGAACTAGCTAGAGTAAGAGCTGATGGGATTTATAGACCAGACGTAAATCAAGCTTATAATACTTTAGGAAATGTTGGCTATCATGTATCTTTCAATATGCGTGATTTCCCTAATAAGAAAGTATACGTCATGATGCGTGCGACAAACGATCCAGAAGGAAATACTAAGGGTGGAGCACAAGATTTTCATGACAAGCGTTGGTATTTAAATATTCCACAACGATAAAAAATCCCCCCCCCTCTTTGTGAACTGAACCCCAAAAGTTGAACTATTTAATGGACTGTTTCCGATATTCTACTGGAGATAGTCCATTTAACTTTAGTTTTATCCTTTTGTTATTATACCACCTAATATACTCATTTAATTTACTTTGAAATATCTCAATTGATCGGAATTTTTCTCGATAAAAAAACTCTGATTTAAGCACACCAAAAAAATTTTCTATTACAGAATTATCTAAGCAATTTCCTTTTCTAGACATGCTTTGAATAATGTTATTCTCTTTTAATTTTTTTTGATATTGTGGCATCTGATACTGCCATCCTTGATCTGAATGTAGAATCAGTGAACCCTCAGTTCCCTTTTTTTTAATTGCTTGTTGAAGCATTTCTTCAATCAGTTTATATGTTGGACTAGTTGATATACTATAACTAATTATTTCTCCGTTAAATAAATCAAGTATAGGAGATAGATAGATTTTTCTTCCTTTTATCTTGAATTCAGTGACGTCTGTCACCCATTTTTTATTGGGTGTATCTACTGAAAAATTTCGTTTTAACACATTCTTGGCAATTTTTCCTACTGTTCCTTTATAAGATTTATATCGCTTTATTCGGATTTGACAGGTAAGTCCCATTTGGGACATTAATTTTCTAACTGTTTTATGATTGATTGTATATCCTTTCATCTTTAACGCTAAAGTGACTCTACGATAACCATAAGAGTTTCTTGATTCTTTTACAATCGCTGTAATTTCTTGCTTTATCTTGCTATATTTATCTGGCTTATCTAATTTTTTTACCCAGTAATAATAAGTTGACTTCGCTAATTGTGCAATTGAAAGTAATAGATTCAATTTAAATTCTTTTTTGAGCTGAAGGATTGTTTTAACCTTGATTTCTTCTTGCTCAAATCTTGTTCTTGAATCAAGGTTTCTAACTTTTTTAAATATGCGTTCTCTGCTCTTAAACGAATAACTTCTTCTTCAAGAGACTCATCTTTAAGTTTTTTAGGAATGTTTAGCTTGGAATTCATACTAATTTTTCTGCCCCTTTTTTGGCTCTCAAGTGAAGAAGCACCGCCTTCTTCATATTGCTCTATCCATTTACTTAGAGTTCTATTTGAACCGATATTAAATTTTTTAGCAGTTTCTTGGATAGAAAGACCATTTGTTTCCATATATTCTATAACATCAAGTTTAAATTTTGTAGTGTAGCTTTTGCCACCTCCAACCAAGCCTTCCCAACCATGATAGTTATAAATCCTTACCCAATGTCTAACCAGTGTACGATTTATTTGATATTTATGTGCAAGATATTTGTAGCCGCCTTCGTTATTTAAATAGTCTGAAACTACTTTTTTCTTAAAAACAAATGTATATTTCCGCAAAAAAAGCACCCCTTTTAATTAGATTTCTAGTCTAACTTTTGGGGTGCACATCACTTTTTGAGGAGAGTATAAAATATTTTGTGTAAATGAAAAAATCCATACAAAAAAGGAAGTCCCTTCTGTAGAATAAAGTTAACGACAACCAATTCACAGAAAAGAGGACTTCCCTATGAATGATTTTACTACAGAAATTGTGCAAACTCTAGTCACTAAAGGCGATTTAAATGAATTATTCCGTTCGCACTTAGAAAAAGCGATAAACACACTCCTACGGACTGAATTAACGGCTTTTTTAGATTACGAAAAATATGATCGCACTGGTTTTAATTCAGGTAATTCGAGAAACGGTTCTTACTTTCGATCAATCAAAACCGAATATGGTGAATTAACATTGGAAATACCTAGAGATCGTAATGGTGAGTTTAAACAACAAACTTTACCAGCCTACAAAAGAACAAACGATACATTGGAAACCACTATTATCCATTTATTCGAAAAAGGTGTTACGATGTCTGAAATTGCTGATTTGATCGAAAAAATGTACGGTCATCACTATACTCCACAAACCATGTCCAACATGACTAAAGTTCTGACTGAAGAAGTAAATGCCTTTAAATCCAGAGCCTTAAATGATAAGTATGTCGCTATTTTTATGGACGCTACTTACATTCCACTAAAACGTCAAACTGTATCCAAAGAAGCGATTTATATTGCCATTGGTATACGAGAAGACGGCACTAAAGAAGTACTGAGTTATGCGATTGCTCCAACTGAATCAACATACGTTTGGAATGAGCTGCTACAGGATATTAACTCCAGAGGAGTTCAAGAAGTCTTGCTTTTTATTACGGACGGCTTAAAAGGCATGAAAGATACTATCCATCAAATTTATCCTAAAGCAAAATATCAGCATTGTTGTATCCATGTATCTCGTAATATCGCTCATAAAGTACGTGTCAAAGACCGAAAAGAAATCTGTGATGACTTTAAGGCTGTTTATCAAGCTAACTCAAAAGAAGAAGCGAATACCTTCTTATCCGGCATGATTGAGAAATGGAAGAAAAACTATCCTAAAGTGACGCAGTCACTCATAGAAAACCAAGACTTATTAACTTTTTATGATTTTCCACCTAGCATTCGTAGAACCATTTACTCAACCAATCTAATCGAGTCTTTCAATAAGCAAATTAAAAGATACAGCCGTAGAAAAGAGCAGTTTCAAAATGAAGAATCACTAGAACGCTTTCTAGTCAGCATTTTTGATACATACAATCAAAAATTTCTAAACAGAAGCCATAAAGGTTTTCAACAGGTAACCGATACATTAGTTTCAATGTTTACTGAGTAACTAATTATTTTGCAGGAGGACAATTTATTTACACAAAATTATTGACGCTCCCACTTTGATGTGCACCCCAAAAGTTAGACTAGAAATCTAATTAAAAGGGGTGCTTTTTTTGCGGAAATATACATTTGTTTTTAAGAAAAAAGTAGTTTCAGACTATTTAAATAACGAAGGCGGCTACAAATATCTTGCACATAAATATCAAATAAATCGTACACTGGTTAGACATTGGGTAAGGATTTATAACTATCATGGTTGGGAAGGCTTGGTTGGAGGTGGCAAAAGCTACACTACAAAATTTAAACTTGATGTTATAGAATATATGGAAACAAATGGTCTTTCTATCCAAGAAACTGCTAAAAAATTTAATATCGGTTCAAATAGAACTCTAAGTAAATGGATAGAGCAATATGAAGAAGGCGGTGCTTCTTCACTTGAGAGCCAAAAAAGGGGCAGAAAAATTAGTATGAATTCCAAGCTAAACATTCCTAAAAAACTTAAAGATGAGTCTCTTGAAGAAGAAGTTATTCGTTTAAGAGCAGAGAACGCATATTTAAAAAAGTTAGAAACCTTGATTCAAGAACAAGATTTGAGCAAGAAGAAATCAAGGTTAAAACAATCCTTCAGCTCAAAAAAGAATTTAAATTGAATCTATTACTTTCAATTGCACAATTAGCGAAGTCAACTTATTATTACTGGGTAAAAAAATTAGATAAGCCAGATAAATATAGCAAGATAAAGCAAGAAATTACAGCGATTGTAAAAGAATCAAGAAACTCTTATGGTTATCGTAGAGTCACTTTAGCGTTAAAGATGAAAGGATATACAATCAATCATAAAACAGTTAGAAAATTAATGTCCCAAATGGGACTTACCTGTCAAATCCGAATAAAGCGATATAAATCTTATAAAGGAACAGTAGGAAAAATTGCCAAGAATGTGTTAAAACGAAATTTTTCAGTAGATACACCCAATAAAAAATGGGTGACAGACGTCACTGAATTCAAGATAAAAGGAAGAAAAATCTATCTATCTCCTATACTTGATTTATTTAACGGAGAAATAATTAGTTATAGTATATCAACTAGTCCAACATATAAACTGATTGAAGAAATGCTTCAACAAGCAATTAAAAAAAAGGGAACTGAGGGTTCACTGATTCTACATTCAGATCAAGGATAGCAGTATCAGATGCCACAATATCAAAAAAAATTAAAAGAGAATAACATTATTCAAAGCATGTCTAGAAAAGGAAATTGCTTAGATAATTCTGTAATAGAAAATTTTTTTGGTGTGCTTAAATCAGAGTTTTTTTATCGAGAAAAATTCCGATCAATTGAGATATTTCAAAGTAAATTAAATGAGTATATTAGGTGGTATAATAACAAAAGGATAAAACTAAAGTTAAATGGACTATCTCCAGTAGAATATCGGAAACAGTCCATTAAATAGTTCAACTTTTGGGGTTCAGTTCACTTTGAGGGGCGGTACATAAAAATTTATTATTTAGATTCTATAAACATGTGCAACTTATCTAACAACAAAGTATATATTCTACAGAAGTAAACAAATAGCTTATATTTTAGGATGTACACAAATTGACAAGTATAATAAAACTTTGATAAAATACAAATGTTTTTTTATTTTTATATGTGATTAGTTAGAACTTACTTAAATCCTATTATAATATTTTTGTTAATGATTTTAATAAAATGATTGGAGAGAAAATGATGGATCAAAAAGCGTTTATCGAATCTATTGATTCTACAATCGATAGATTAAAAAAAGAAATTCGATTTTATAATAGAGTAATTGGTATCGGAAATATTATAAAAATAGTCTTATCAGCTAGTATCCCAATATTAATTGATCAGGCTTCCGAACACAGGTCTTTACTATTGATTGTTTCAATTGCTTCAGCAATAATTACAATTATACAAAGTGGTATGTCTGCATTTAATTATCAAGATAAAGTACAGACTTCGACAGAGTTATTAATGAAAATTGAAAAAGAAAAGTTGTTATATATAACGAAAACATCCCCATATAATAAAACAGATGAAGAAAATTTCCATTTAATCGTTACAACCCTTCAAACTGAATTAAATGATATTATCTCTGATTTTAATCAAGTTAATAACTAAAAATTTATTTAATTAGAAAGTAGTGCAGATAATACTAATTGTACAATTAAGAAAAGAGATAAGACTTTACATTCCTAAAAAAATGTAAAGTCTTATCTCTTTTCTTAATGCTATAAATTCATAATAACATTATGGACAATAAATTTAAAATCTATTCAGACTGTAGACAAACTCCTAAATTTAGAGTGTTGTTTGCAGTCTGACGACTCAAAAATGAGTCGTATAAATCAATTATAGTAATAAGTCATTGATTTCTTTAAATTCTTTATCAAGTTCTTTTTCATCATATTTTTCATATTTATCAGCTTCATGAAGAACTTTTTTAATTTCATGAATAGCCTTTCGTTCAACTAACCATTTTTTTAGGTTATGTTTTTTTTCTGGATTTTCAGATAACGTATCAAGTTCGTCTAACTCTTTATCCAGTTTATTGACAACAGAAACAATTTTGTTTACAACTTTTTCTTCTTTGTTTTCTAAATTTGACATTTATCTTCACGTCCTTTTTATTTGATAATTTAAGTATAGAACTTTGATATAGTTTATACAAATAGAAACGCTTCTTCGTGTATTCTGTGATTTTCTTTTGAAATGAGGAAAACTTTGGAGTAAAATGAACGTGGACAGAAAAATATTTAGTCTAATGGTGATAAGTCAAGATGAAATTTAAGATTTTCTTTATTGAGTAATATGTTTTGAAGCGCACGAAACTAGACCCGATCAAAATCAAATTTTTTTCGGGTTGATTCAAGGATTTGCGTCAATAACGGATTGTTATTTCTCTATCACACTCCTTGGTGGCGTATAGAGTTGGTGTTTACGTAGTAGCGTATCCACCAGACGCGTAAATTTTCTTGCGGTTAGGACGAGTGCACGTTTGTGTTGATGCTTTGGAACCTCCTTATATTTACTTTGATAAAAAGCTTTGTATTCAGGAAGATAATTTTTTACAGAGTTGGCAGCTTCAACTAAGTAGTATCTAAAATATCGATTTCCTTGTTTTGTCAGAGGTGTATTTTGCGACTGATAGTTTCCAGATTGGTTCACTTTCCAACTTAATCCAGCGTATTTTGCCAATTTTGTCTGATCTTCAAATCTTTCGATTTGACCAATTTCAGCGATTAAACCGGCAGCATAGACTTTACCAACGCCTGGAATACTGGTTAAGCATTGATATTCTGGAATGACAACAATTACTTGTTCGATGGCTTTATCTAATTCTTTGATATTTTTTTCAAGTGCTCGTATTTCTCGTACGAGAACACTTAAAACAACATTAATTGATTCTTGTGCAAGAGCACCTAGGCGGTAACTCATGGTAATTGCACGTTGAATTGCTTTAGCGATTTTTTCTGGTTGCTTGAAACGGCCTTTTCCTTTTTCTTGAAGTAAATCACAGAAAGCTTCTAAAGGAAGCTCAGCAAGTTCATCCAATGTGAAATCTTCCGTCATGAGTGAAATGAGGGTTGCACTAAAAAGACTCGTCGATTCGTCTCGCATTTCTCGAGCAAGCGTATTACATTTGTACGTTAGATTTTCAAGAAAATGTTGCTTTGTACGAATCAATTGCTTAATAAGTTGATAGCGAGTACGTGTTAAACGCTGTAAGGCCATGTATTTCTCTTCTTTGATAGGGGAAGTTGTGAATCGTTGAATACGCAAGAAATCAGCGATTCTTAATGCATCGTTTCGATCAGTTTTATTCTCATCAAACATGCGACTAAATTGTTTCACCCGAAAAGGATTTTCAATCGTTACAAGTGTGTTGAGCTTCTTTAGTTTCTCATCTTCATGAAAAAACATGGAAGGATGGAAGCTGTACATGGACGTTGACTCCATGCCAATCACAATTTGATCAAAGTGGTAGCTGTTATTGAATTCAAGAATTGTTTCTCGTATGAATGAAGCACCTTCGATGTCATTGGCAACAGAGATTTCAGATAAGATAGACAATTGATTGTCGTCTGTTAAAAAACAAACATCTAGTTTTTCAGAGCTAACGTCAATACCGACAAATAATTTCAT